CAGATCGTTCAGATCATGTCCTGGTTCAAGTCATTTGGTGAGCAGGGATACCGCTCGAACATGCGCGACGGTGGCAAGCGGCTGGGTCGTGATAACAAAAAAACTGGCGCCAAGGGTTTTGCCTATTTCGCCCTGCGTGCCAAGCGCGGCAAGTTGCCTCCGGGTGTGTATCAAAGATTTCAGTTCGCAAGCGGCAGCGCCGTCAAGCCGGTGATGTTCTTTGTCCGGTCGCCGGCCTACAAGCAGCGCTTTGATTTTTATGGTCTGACGCACAGGGTAGCGCTGGCCGAATACCACCGGGCATTTTCAGGCTACTTGAAGCAGATGCTTTCGGAGCGCGGTCTATGACCTGGGCGAATTACGATGATGTTGTCGACCAGTTGCAGGCGGGTGGGCTGCTGATTGATGGCGGGATTGAGGTCAATACCTCGCGGCCGATGCGCTGCCATGTTGACGGCGGGGATCGGGAGAGGCGCGGCTGGTATTGGCTGCACGATATTGATTTGCCGGACGCATCCGGTCAGCGGCAGTGCTACATCGTCGGCGCATGGGGCATTTATCACGGCAACGACAACGGCAAGCAGACGATCAAGCTCAAGCGCGATGGCGCTCCGGCGCTGACGCAGGCGGAAAAGGACGCCATCCGCGCCCGGCATGATGCGAATATGAAGCGCGCCAAGGCGATCCGGCTGCAGGAAGCACGCAAAGCGGCAGATCAGGCTGACCGCGCCTGGCGCAAGTATGTGCCGGAAGGCGAGTCGGACTACCTCAAGCGTAAGGGCGTCAATGCGCATGGCTTGCGCTTTGACCCGTCCGGCCATGGCACGGTCGCCGTGCCGATGTTGCGCGATGGCCGGATCGTCGGCCTGCAGATCATTCGCGGCAAGAATCGCGGCAACAAGCTGGAAAAGCAATACTGGCCGGCGGGCATGGACAAGATCGGTGCTTATCACCTGATCGGTGGCACGCCGCGCGGCCTGGCGCTGGTGGCCGAGGGCTACGCCACGGCGGCAAGTTTGCACGAAGCGACTGGCCTGCCGGTGGCGGTGGCCTTTGATGCGGGCAATGTTTTGCCGGTTTCGGTGTCACTGCACAAGCAATACCGCTGCAAGATTTTGATTTGTGCCGATGACGATTATTTGACGCCCGGTAATCCGGGCGAAGAAGCCGCCCGCACAGCGTCTGCCGGGGTGGGTGGCGCGTGGATTTCGCCGAAGTTCGCCGAAGATCGCAGCACAACCAAGAAAGGCGCGACCGATTTCAACGATCTGCATGCGCTGGAAGGGCTGCATGTCGTGCGCGAACAGGTCGAAGCCCGCCTGCTGGAATTGAAGTGGAACGTGCCACCGGCGCGGGAATCTCAACGCCGGGGGGGCGGGGAGATCGCCAGAAAGCAGGAACTGGTGGCGCTGCTCTCGGTGGATGAAGCCTGCGAACGGTTCGCGCTGCTCTATGGCGGCAAGGGGACGCTGTTCGATCATCAGGAACATCTGCTGGTGCCGAAAACGGACGTGCTTGACATCCTGCCAGATCACGGCTGGCGCGAATGGAAACTGCGTGGCGACCGCCAGGTGGTGCGCCTGACCGAAGTCGGCTTCGACCCGGCGGGCAACGACAAAACCATCCGCTGTAATCTTTGGGGCGGCTGGCCGATGGAACCCAAGGCCGGCAAGTGCAAGGTCATTCTGGAGTTGCTGGAATACCTATGCGGCGGCGAACAGAACAGCCGCGAGTGCTTTAACTGGGTGCTGAAATGGCTGGCCTATCCAATCCAGCATCCGGGCGCCAAGATGCGCACCGCCCTGATCTTTCACGGCCCGCAGGGAACGGGCAAGAACCTGTTTTTTGAGACCGTGATGGCGATTTATGGCGAATATGGCCGCATCGTTGATCAGGCGGCCATCGAGGATAAATTCAACGATTGGGCGTCACGCAAGCTCTTCCTGATCGCCGATGAGGTGGTAGCGCGTGCCGAGTTGTATCACGTCAAGAACAAGCTCAAATCCTTCGTCACCGGCGAATGGATACGGATCAACCCCAAGAACGTGGCGGCGCACGACGAGCGCAATCACTGCAACGTGGTCTATCTCTCGAACGAAATACAGCCGCTGCCGATTGAAGCCGACGACCGCCGGCACTTCGTCATCTGGACGCCGCCCAAGCTCTCCGAAAACTTCTATGCCGAGATCCGCAGCGAACTCGACAACGGCGGCGTGGCCGCCCTGCATCAATACCTGCTCGATCTTGACCTGGGCGACTTTGACGAACACACCAAGCCGCCGCTGACGCAGGCCAAAATTGACCTGATGGAAGTCGGCGCCGGCAATGTGCAGCGCTTTATCCGGGCTTGGCTTGGCGGTGATACGCCATATCCGATCTGCCCTTGCGGATCGTCTGACTTGTATTCGGCCTATATGCGCTGGTGTCGCATTGATGGCGTGCGCAATCCGCGCGAAGCCAATCAATTCTGCGGCGAAATCGCAAAAATGCCTGGCTGGAAGAAGGAAATCAAAGAGCGATACAACGACCTGCACATGGTCGGCAAGACAGTCAGCGCCAGATTCATCATCCCTCCGCAGGAAGTGCTGACTTCCGGCGCAAAACATGGCGTCGACTACCGGCGCAAAGACGATCAGACGCAAGCTGCCTGGCTAACAGACTGTTTTTTCGCCTTTCAGAACGCGATAAAAGACTGATGATGACCTTACACCATACGCCCAACCTTACGCCAGACCTTACAGGCAAACTACGCGTCGTTATTGACACCTTACAGCCTTACGCCCTCTCGCGTGTACGTGTGCGTGAACACATCGCAGGCAACGTGCGCACCTTTCACGCGCGCAAAAATGTTCACGTGAGGCGCGTACACCCGTATGCCCGTAAGGTGCTTGTAAACGTAAGGCATGTGGGCGTAAGGTCGGGCGTAAGGTCGGGCGTAAGGTGTAAGGCGCACACCATCGCGCGCGCGCCCTCTATCTCTTCTTCACACCAGAAGGAAAAACAATGGCTGGTATGAGTGAAAGCGAGTTCGCCCGCCGGATCAAGCGCGCGCCTTCCTACATCAACAAACTCAAGGAAGAAGGCCGACTGGTATTCACCAAGGACGGCCGGGTAAATGCGCCGGCCAGCGAGAAGCTGATCGCGAAAACCGGCGGTGGCCGACCGGACGTTGCCGATCGCCACGCCGCAGCAAAAAACGCTACAAAGGCCACGGAAGCGAAAAAAACGGAAAGTCTAGGCGCTGGTATAGGCGGTGAAGAAAAAACCGCACACAGCGCGACAGCGAAAGCAATAGGCAGCGAGCAAGAGCGCATCGGCAACACCTTGCAGGCATCGCGTGCCGTCAAGGAAAAATACGCGGCGCTGAAAGCTAAGGCCGAATACGAAACAATGATCGGCGATCTGATCCCGCGTGAGGATGTCGATGCCGCCATGCGATTTATCGGCGGTGCCGTTCGGGCCGCCTTCGATGTTTTCCCGGATCAGACCGCGCCGCTGGTCGCGCCGATAACTGACCTGGCCGAGATCCACGAAACACTAACGCAAGTCTGCCACGATGCCTTGCACGGCATTGGCGATGCCATCAAGCGGCAACAGGAAGAACTCAACAAGGGGATGGCATGAAGATTGAAACGATCAAAGTCGACGCGCTGGTGCCGTATGCGCGAAACAGCCGGACGCATAGCGAAGAACAGGTGGTGCAGATTGTCGCCAGCATACGGGAATTTGGCTTCACCAATCCGGTGCTGATCGATGGCGACGGCGGCATCATCGCCGGGCATGGCCGCGTGCTGGCGGCTCGGAAGATGGGGCTGGCCACCGTTCCATGCCTGCGTTTGGCGCATTTGAGCGAGGCGCAAAAGCGCGCTTACATCATCGCCGACAATAAACTGGCGCTGAACGCAGGCTGGGATGACGAAATGCTGGCGCTGGAATTGCGCGATCTGCAGGGCATGGATTTTGACCTGACGCTGACCGGATTCGAGGTTGAGGACATTGAAAAATTGCTTGATGGGGTTGAATCCATAGGGATGCCGGTTTTGCCTTCAGGAGAAAAATCACCCTTTCAGCAAATGACCTTTACCTTGCACGATTCACAAGCAGAGCAAGTGACTGCGGCAATGCAAGCAGCCGCGAAAATCGGCCCTTATGTCAACAGCCCAAACGAAAACAGCAACGGCAACGCCTTGGCGCGAATTTGCGAAACGTTCCTGAACAATCATGGCAAGCGCTAAAGATATTCACGTTGCGCCAATAAGCGCCAAAGATGCTGGCGCGCTAGTTAAGCGCGTGCATTATTCAGGAAAGACGGTGAATAACTCCCAACTTCATTTTGGTGTTTTTCTTGATGGAAAACTTGAGGGAGCTATGCAATTCGGCCCGTCGCTGGACAAAAGAAAAATTCAAGGCTTGGTGCGCGACACAGGCTGGAATAATTTTTTAGAATTAAACCGCATGGCGTTTTCAGATCGATTGCCACGCAACTCCGAAAGCCGAGCCTTGGGTGTAGCATTTCGCCTGATTCGTAAACACTACCCGCACATCGAATGGATTGTCAGTTTTGCCGATGGCACCCAATGCGGCGACGGCACGATTTACCGCGCCGCCGGTTTTGTGCTAACAGCAATTAAAAAAAATAATCAGGTATGGATTGCGCCGGAAGGCGAAACATTCTCGCGCGTAAGTTTAACTGACGGCAAGAGCAAGCAGCAGCAGCAGCAGCAGGCCAAAGAGATTGTGCACCGGATTTCAAAAACCAAAGGGCCGGCGATTATGCGCACAATGGCGCTTAAAACAGGCCGCCTCAAATTAAACCATGCCGCCGTTAATAATGGCGCTTCATCAATGAAAGGCTATGCCGCTGCCGGATTTAAGCCTCTTGAGGGTTTCCAGTTAAGGTATATCTATTTTTTGAATCCAGCGGCGCGTGCTAGACTGATCACGCCGGAAATCCCATTTTCAAAGATAGAGGAAATGGGCGCCGGTATGTATCGCGGCGAAAAAATAAAGCGTTGTAAAGAGCAGGCGCCGGAGCACCCCTCCGGCCTGGGCGGCGCGACTCCGACCACAACGCTCCAAACACCAAAGGCGGGCGAGTAATATGCAGACCCGCACTCAAAGCCTGATCGAAAGCGCCGCCAATATCGCGGTCGGCTATCTGGTGGCGCTGGTCAGTCAATTGCTGGTATTTCCGATGTTCGGCATTCACGTCAGCGTTGCAGAAAATATCCAGATTGGCCTGTGGTTCACGGCAATCAGCCTGGCGCGTAGCTATGCCCTGCGCCGCTGGTTTGCTTTCCGGCACGAAAGGCGGCCGGGATGACCGACAAACTCGCCCACTGCCTCACCGTCGCCTGGCACGCCATGGCACCGCGCAAGGCGCTGTCGGTCACGCAATGGGCGGACGGGCATCGGGTGTTGACAGGCAAGCAGTCGGGCGAGCGTGGCCCATTCCGCACGCGGCGCACGCCGTTTCTGGAGGAAATCCAGAATTGCTTTTCGACCAACAGCCGCGTTCAGGACGTGGTGGTGATGAAATCCTCGCAGGTTGGCGTCACCGAGGCCACGGTTAACGTCATTGGTTACATCATGGATCATGCGCCGACGCCGATGATGGTACTGATGCCGACCATCGATGCGCGCGATTCCTGGAAGGCGCAGAAACTCAACCCGCTGCTGACCGATACGCCGGTCATCCGCGATCTGCTCGGCGGCAATCGCAGCCGGGATGCCGCCAACCGGCAGGATATGATCGACTTCCCCGGCGGCGTGCTGTTTCTCTCAGGTGGCAATTCGCCCAACAGCTACGCCCAACGGTCAGTCCGCATCGTCATCATGGATGATCTGGATCGTTTCCCGCCCGAAGTCGGCAGTGAAGGCGATCCCGTCAAGCTGGCAGCCGGGCGCACCAAAGCCTTCGCCCGCGCCCGCCGCATGCTGATTTCAACCCCCACCGTCTCCGGTGAATCACTGATCCAGCGCGAATGGCTCAAATCCGACCAGCGCCGCTACCATGTGCCGTGCCCGCATTGCGGCATGCTGCAGCCGTTGGAATGGGGTGGCCCCGAGGTGGCGCACGGCGTCAAATGGTCGAAGGTCGAAGATAACATCCTGTCCGCCTGGTATGTCTGCCGCGAATGCGGGCGCGAAATCGCCGAACATCAAAAACCGGCGCTGCTGGCCGGCGGCCGCTGGATCGCCACACACCCGGAGCGCCATATTCGCGGCTATCACCTGACCGCGCTGCTGGCTCCTGTCGGCCTCGGCCCTTCTTGGCTCGATCTGGCGCGCGAATGGCAAGATGCCGTCAAATCGCCGGGCACCCTGCGCACCTTCGTCAACACGCATCTGGGCGAACCGTGGGTGGAACAGGGCGACGAAATCGACCCGACCGGCCTCATGACGCGGCTGGAAGATTACGAAGAAATGCCAATTCCGCTCATCAAGACGGCGGGTGTGGACGTGCAGAAAGACCGCCTCGAATGCACCATCATCGGATGGCAGGCCGGCGAAGAGGCTTGGGTTATGGATCACATCATCGTGCCCGGCGACACGACCCAGCCGGAAACCTGGGCGCGCTTTTTTGAAGAATTGCAGCACTACGCGCCGGCAGCGCTGGCCGTCGATTCTGGTTACAACACCACCATGGTCTATGAATTCGTCAGCAAATTGCGCTACGCCTTCGCCATCAAGGGTGTGCCCGGCCCCGGCAGGCCGCTGGTCGAAGATGAGCGCGCCCGCCGCCAGCGCCTGCGCCGCCAGCGCAAGAAAGGCATCACCGTGCACATGGTCGGTGTCGATCAGGCCAAGGCGCTACTGTTTTCGCGCCTCAAGATCATCAAGCCGGGCGCCGGTTATGTGCATTTTCCGAACGAGCCTTCCTTTGACGACGAGTATTTTGCCCAGCTCACTGCGGAAAAACTGGTCACCAAAATTCGCGGCACCCGGCCCTACGCTGAATGGGTGCAGACCCGGCCGCGCAATGAAGCGCTTGATTGCTTTGTCTATGCGCATGCGGCGCTGCGCTTATCCGGCATTGATCTGGAAGCGCTCAATAAAAAACGCGATGCGCCCGTCGCTGCCGCGCCGCAACCCCGCCCGCGCCGCTCGTCAGGTTTTATTAAAAACTGGTAACGCCAATGGAGGCCATCTTGTCCGAAATGATCCGCAGCATGCTTGAATACGCCCGCCGTGCCGGGGTTTCCATCCCGGATGATGCCAGCAAGCAGATCGAAGTGGCGATCCGCGCCGAATTTGGCGGCGAGCGCGTGTATATACAGCAGTTGCCCAAGCAAAAGCGCCTGGTGCAGATCGCGCGACTGAATCGCAAGCTGACGCGCGAAATCGTGGCGGCAACGGGAATCCCGGAGCGCAGTGCGCGGCGGTTGCTGAAAGGGAAGTAATCTGCCTACTTCTTCTTATAGCGGAAAGCCACCAATTCAACTTCGGCGACCCTTGGTTTCGTTTTGTCATTCTAGCCCCATGAAACGATAATCGGCCATTTTTTGCCTTAACTTTCTAACGTGGCTGGCGCAATCTCGCGCCCATGACTGCCACCACCGAACCATTACGCGTTGTTGCCGGCGACACCATCATCTGGCAAAAAACGCTTGCCCTTTACCCAGCGCCGACCTATGTCCTGAAATATCGCCTGATCAATGCGACGGCGAAGATGGACATTACCGCCACCGCATCGGGTAGCGATCATCTAACGACGGTGACGGCTGCCACCAGCGCAGCGTGGGCAGCTGGTATCTATACCCTGACCGGCTATGTCGAAACTGGCAGCGGTGCGACGCTGCAGCGCATCACTATTAGCGAAACGAAAATCACGGTCGCGCCCAATCTGGCCGCCGTCAGCGCCGCCGGTTACGACAACCGCAGCGCCGCGCAAAAGATACTTGACGGCCTGAACGCCGAATACCAGACGCGCATCACCAACGGCCAGGGCTTTGTCGCTGAATACAGCATTGCCGACCGCCGCATGAAATTTGATGTCAAGGCTGACTGGATCAAGGCCATTGATTACTGGAAAACGCAGGTCGCAGCCGAAGAGCGCGCCGCCGCGCTGGCCAATGGCGAACGCTCGTCCAAATCCCTTTATGTGAGGTTCTGATGAGCCTTTTCGATTTCTTCCGTGTTGGAAAAGCGGCCGCGTCTCCCCCCTCGGCGCGGCCGCGTCTTTTAATCAAGCCGCTGGGCAAAGCCTTTGCCGCTGCCTCCGATGACAGACTGAATTATTCCTGGCGCGCGGCCAATATCAGCGCCGACGAAGAGTTGGTGCGCTCGCTCGATAAGTTGCGCGGCCGTTCACGCGATCTGGCGCAAAATAACGAATACGCCAAGAAATTCCTGCAAATGTGCGTAACGCACATCGTCGGCCAAAACGGATTCCGCCTGCAAAGCCAGGTCTTTGAAGGCGACAAGCCAGACCTGTTAGCGCGGCAATGGATTGAAAATGCTTTCTGGAAATGGTCGCAGCGCGGCGTCTGCGAAGTCTCCGGCCGCTACTCGTTCGCTGAACTGCAGCGCCAACTGGTGCGCGCGGTGGCTCGCGATGGCGAAGCGCTGGTGCGCATCTGGCGCGAACCGGGAACCGCTGATCCATTCCAGTTGCAACTGATCGAAATCGACCGACTGCCAACGACCATGAACGATTACAGCCGCGCCGGCAATCGTGTGGTGATGGGCATTGAAATGGACGCCAAAGGGCGGCCGCTCAACTATTACATCAACACCGGCACGCTGACAACGCCGCGTTACGAGCCGATCCAGGCCACCGACATCATTCATCTGTATGACCCGGAGCGCCCGGAGCAGCATCGCGGCCTGCCCTGGATGCACGCCATCATGTCCGGCCTCAAGATGTTGTCCGGCTTTGAGGAATCCGCCG